TGGGCCGCGTCGCTGGGATCTGGAAGCCTCTGCTTTCGGAGTGGAAGGTGGAACCGGCCTTTGTCTGCGAGAAACACACGCGACCCGCCCGACCGCCGAAGTACTGGAGCGTTGTACTCGACACTGGCCGGCCAACGCCCTACGTCCCGATCCACGAACCGTTCGAACTGGTGGGATGAACCGTGGCTAATCAAGCGCAACAAGCCGACTTCTTCTGGCGCGTCTATCTCCCCATCGCCTTGCTGGCGACGGTGCTGTTCGGCTTCCCCTGGCTGGCGATGAAAATAAGCGACCACCAAACCGCCCCCGCCGAAGCCGAACAGGTCCAGGGCCGCGCTCCCGGCTCGTCGGATCACGCTTCACCGATCCGGCGAACGGAAGCACGGGCGGAGCGCACCCTTGACCCGGCACGAACCGAACCAGCCTCCGCTCGGGAGTGTGGGGAGTGCTTTTCTCCCCGCGCTCCTGAGCCCTCGGCGGCAAGAGTGGGATGACAAGGGCAAAGCCCTTGGTGTGAACCAACCAGAGACCACGCACAACGCGACCTTTTAACCAGTAGGCCAAGTAACAGATCACCTCGGCGAACTTGCGAGTTCACCGGTTCGGGATCGCTCGGCCTGCGAAAAGCAAAGCAGCGCAATAAAGCGCAACTAGAGAGAGGAAACACAAATGGCACGTTCGATCATGGAAGTTGCATTTCTCAGTGCTGAGAAAGTTGAGTTCGACAACGTAAAGCTGGTGAAGCTGTTTGTCGGTGACGAGCCGGACGGCAAGCGTGACCTGGGCATTTCCATCCTGTCGATGAATGTGGCCGAAGAAGCCCTGGACGAAGTGTGGGCCGCTTGCGAAGGCCTTGATGTGCTGGAGCCGATCCGCGTCACCACCGAAATCGAACGCGGCTCCAAGAACACCGGCAAGTTCATCGTCCTGCACGTCGAGCCGGTTAAAGCCGCTACCGCTCAAGCCCACAAGCCAACCCAGCAATCCGCCCAGCAACCCGCTAAGCCTGCCGGCACTCAGCCGGAGCCGGCCAAAGCCAACTAAGGGGAGGGGGCGGCCATGTTGATCAGTGACCGAGTGATTTGCGACTGCTGCGGCAATGACATGGGCAAGCTCATGGCGCTGCCTGCGCCGCAAAGTGATCTGCTGCCGGACCTCAGCTTGCCGCCCCATTTCGCCGTCTGCCCTGACTGCGAACCCCTCGAACAAGCCGCCGACCTCCTCGAGGCCGGTGCATGAATTTTCTCGCCTGTGACGGTGACTGGCTGCAAGGCGCTGATGGCTCGCCCATCTGCTCCGGCTCGCTGGTGGCCCTCACGGTTGAGGAAATGCAGAGCCTCTACGGCGCTGCACTGTCCTGGGAACAGGTCACCGAGCTACAGGGCGAAGCGATTGTGTTGTTCGCCACCGTGTTCGGCTTCCTGATCCTGAAAAAAGTCCTGTAACTGCGAGGTTTATATGAAGCATTTCATCAAGAAGGTTGGCATTGGTGCATTCGCCGCTATGTCGGTTGTTACCGGTTCCGTTTATGCGGCTGTGGGGGCTGAGGCAACTGAGAAGTTGGCTGAAGCAGGTACTGATATCGGTACTGTCGGCACGGCGGTGCTGGGCTTGATCATCGCCGCCATGGCGTTCAAGTACATTCGCCGCGCCCTGTAACCGGAAACCGTGCACTGCATGTGCCGAAGCAAACAAACCCCGCTCCGGCGGGGTTTTCTCTTCAAGGGAAACGCCAATGAGCTACGAACTGTACGTCCTGATTCTTTCCACCCTGGCGTGTTACCTCGTGTTTTTTGGGCGGGTGTAGAGATGAAATGGATTCTTCGTGTTGTCTTGTTGTTTGTTTGCGGTTGGGGGCAAGTGGCGTGGGCTGAGGATTATTATTGGACTATTCAGTTCCCAGACCCACGAATTGAATACCCCAGCGGCGTTGAGGCTTGTAATGCAAACAATGCCTACTACGAGCAATTAAACGCAGGGCAATACGTTTCATTTGAGCAGGTCATTGAAAAAGGCACTAATGCCTTTACCTGTCGTACTTACGGCTTGAATCGGAACCCCAATACCGGTCAGCTTCAGCGTTACGGTTCTTGGTACAACGCGGCGACAAGGCGCGGCGATTCTTGCCCACCTGACTCCAATTACGATCCCGAAACAGGCCAGTGCGTTGCGCCTGAAGAAGACCAGTGCGCGTCTACTGAAGGTCAGATAGTCGATCATGAATACAACGGCGGCCCGGTAGATCGTCCTGGGCCTCCTGATGCGCCGCCTGCGACCGTTTGTGAAAGCCAGTGCCAGTACAGCCGCACCAATGTTGTTAGAGGCTGCTCGCGTTTTCTGGATGGCGACAACCTCACCGATGTGTTTTGCACTGTCGAGTACAAGGGCACCGGCAATTCCTGCACCTCGGACAATCCCTCGCCCGGCAGTCCTTTTGATCAGCCACCCAGCAAGCCTCCATCGAAGGCTGATCCTGCCTTTGCAAAAGACAGCAAGTGTGGCGATTGGGAAACCCAACCGGACGGCACCCAGACGCGTTCCTGCTCCTCAACCGAGGAGAGCAAGCAGCCCGGCAAGGTTGATTGCAGCGGTGACAGGTGCAAAGCCGGCGTCCCGCCTCCGGATTACAGCAAGACCGACGTAAAGCAGGATATTGAAAAGAAAACCAATCCTGACGGCTCGACTACTACCAAAACCGATACCACCACCGACAAGACCAATTGCAAGGGCGTGAAGCCCTGCACCTCCACCAGCAAAACCGAAACCTCTACCAGCGAGGAAGACGCCGACGGCAAACCGGGCGATTCAAATTACGAATGCACCGGCACTGGTTGCGATAAGGAAGGTGGTTCGGAAGAAGAAGGTGAAGAAGGGCCAGAGCGTGAAGCCTCGGTCGGCACCTGCGATGCCGCCTTTTCGTGCAGTGGCGATGCCATCGACTGCGAAATCCTGCGCAAGCAAAAGGAACAACTTTGCCTTACGCAAGAGATGACCGATTTCGAAAAGCATAAGCCTGGAATCGAGGCTGCCGTTACCGGCGACAAGTTCGAGCTTGATGAAGGTAACGGCGTTATCGACGTTCCATCGTTCGTAAACAAAGGTACGCGTTTCCTGCCTTCCACTTGCCCAGCCGCGGAGAGTTTTAGTCTGTCCGTGGCTGGTGGGCGCTCTTTTGAAATCAGCTATGAGCCGCTATGCCGTGCCGCCAGTGATCTGAGCGGTTTATTCGTGGCTGTGGCCACCGTCCTCGCCGCGCTCTACGTCGGCCGCTCCGTAGGAGGTCAGTGATGCATTTCCTGTTCATCGTTCAGATGCTTGTCATCGTCCTTGGCCCGTTGGTGAAAATGGTGTTGAAGATGATCGGATTTGGCTTCGTCACCTATATGGGCTTCAACCTGATCATCGGCGAAGCTCAGGAGTACTTGTTTGCTTATATGGGCAATGTGGGCCCGGTGATTCAAGGAATTCTTGGGCAAGCGAAGTTCGATGTGGTGGTGAATCTGTATTTCGCAGCGATCTCCACGCGTTTCATCCTGGCCGGAATCGACAAGGCCACCGACCGTCGTCGTGCTCAGGTCTGGCATAAGCCGGGCGGCACCTCCATCGAAGCATAAGGAGGCGCCATGCTCGTTATCCGCACCGGCAAACCCGGCCACGGCAAGACCCTCAACACCATCCGAGAAGTCGACCAGAAGGCCCATAGCGAAGGCCGGGTGGTCTACTACCACAACATCAACGGCCTCAAGCCCGAACTACTGCAAGCGCAGTGGTTCGAGTTCGAAGATCCGGAAAAGTGGTTCGAGCTGCCGAGCGATGCGGTCATCGTCGTCGACGAAGCCCAGGGCTGGTTCGGCGCACGAGATCCCCGCGCCCGTCCACCGGAACACATCACCCGCTTCGAGACCATGCGTCACCAAGGCCACGAAGTGCATCTGGTCACACAAGACCCGCGCTATCTGGATGTGCACCTGCGCCGCCTGTGCAACAGCCATATCCACTACTGGCGGGTGTTCAAGTCGGCCCAGCTGCTGCGCTTCGAGTCCGAAGTGGTGGTGGAAAAAGTCGAGGTCAAAACCAGCTTCAAGGACGCCGACAAGAAATCGCTACGCCTGGATAAGCGCTACTTCGGCGCTTATACCAGCACCAACGCCAAGCACCACTTCCAGACCAAGGTGCCGACCAAGTTCATTTTGGCGGTGTGCGTGATTATCGGTGCCGCAGTTCTCTTTTATCGTGTTTATGAGCGCTACAACGGGGGAAAAGCTGCCTCTGTTGAGACTAATAGCAGCGCGCCGACCGGCAGCATGGTCGATCAGATGCGCGACACGGTAGGCGCGTTCATCCGCCCCTCGGGGGATGGTCAGGCTAGCGCTCCCGAAACGGTCGCCAGTTATATCGGGCGTCGGGTCCCTCGGGTGCCGCAGATCCCGGCCTCAGCGCCTATCTATGATGAGTTGACGCGGCCTGTCTCGTTCCCACGGCTCTACTGCATGTCCAGCACTGACCCCGACACCTACGCACGGGAGTTCGGGCGTATGGCGCATGCAGTGGTGAATGGCGTCCCTACCGTGTGCCAGTGCTACACGCAGCAGAGCACTCGCATAGAAACGGACTTCGCTTTCTGCAATCGCGTAGTTGAGTACGGCTTCTTCGATCCGACAATCCCCGACCGCTCTGGCAGCTCCCAGCGCCAAGACGCTCAAAGCACCTCACGACCCTCTCAGCCGGTAGTCACCCAGCCGTCGGGTGGTGCCAGTTTGACCGTCGTTCCGTACCAGAAGGGGCAATTCCTGTGGTGATGACAGTCAGCGCGTCAGTGGCACGCACGGCGAGGCACGAGCCGGCGTGCTCGCGCGCTGACGTCCCTGTAACACGTCAGATAAACCCGAGTGAGCAACCAGAGTAATCCAGAGTAAAAGGGGAAAAAGGAATGGCGAATAAGGACTTCAAACGAATCGATATCCTGACTGGCTTGGAAGATCCTTACAGCCGGCTGTTTGTTGATTCGGGTACCGCTCGGATAGTCGATCTATCGAGCGTTCGGCTGCTCCGTTGTGGCGTCGATACGGTCCGCCAACTGTATCGTGGCCTGATCCGTCCCGAGGTAATGGCGCTGTTCGAGAAACCGGGCGCTATGGTCGAGTTCGCCGGGGAGTTCTGGCACTCCGGTAGGGTAGGACGGGACTCGGGCTACCAGTACAAGCTCCAGAACGCCGACCTTGGCTTCATCCTGCTCATCAAAAACTTCAACGCCAAGCTGGAAAACATCGGCCCACACCTGAAGATCGAGGTGTCACCGCACGCCATCGACGCGCTGTCGCCTGAGCGCCTGCAAGAGCGCATGGACTATTACGCGGCAGCCGTGATGACGCACCGGGAGCGCAACCAGTGCGCCGTTCACCTTGCGCTGGATCTGCAAGGCTGGAAACCTCCGGTGGATCTGGTGGCGCGCCTGCATTGTCGTGCTCGGACGCACCGCGATATTTCGGGCATCAATGAAATCCACTGGGCAACCAAGTCCAGCGTTTACGGGCGGGGCGAAACGTCGATGTTTGGCTCAGCCAGTGGCGTTCAGCTCTGCATCTACAACAAGACCGAACAGGCACGTGCCACGGACAAGCTCGACTTCTGGGAAAGCGTCTGGCGTCGCCGGGATTCGTTCGATGTGACCGACCCAGATAACTACGATCCCAACGCAGACGTTTGGCGTGTAGAGCTTCGCTATCACCATTCGGTCATCCAGCAGTTCGCCAGCGGCTCCATCGACGCGAAGACCGGCGAGGCTATTGAGACGGATTCCTTTGCCACCTTCGCGGGTCATCTGGACGGTCTCTGGCGCTATGGCTTGGGCCAATTCAAATTGCTCGCTCGTCCTGGCTACTTCGAGCCGATCTGGACGCTGATGCGTGATGACGTACGGGTTGATGTGCCGGTTGATTCCTTAGTCGATGAAACGGAATACAAGCGCTACTACAAAACCTCGCGGGGCTTTTCGGGAAAGAACGTTGAGCTCTTCCTGGGAAACTTCATAAGCCTGCTGGCACGGGAGCGAGTGGGCGCTAAGCAGGCTTTTGACCGGCTGCGTGAATGGGAATGTTGGCCTGTCATTCGTGACCATTACGCCTCAAAGGATATGAGCGAGCGCGATCTGTACAAGCACATCAAGAACCTGCTGCAAGAGCGTCATGTTCGGTGGGGGCGTGCTGTATGACGGCAAGGAAGGACGGAAAAACCTGGACTGCTGACTTCTATGAGAATGGAAGGGCAGGGCGGAGAATCCGCAAAAAAGGCTTCCTGACAAAAGCAGCTGCGCAACGCTATGAAACCGAGTTCTTTAAGAGCCTGAAACAAACCGGGCGTCCGTTGGATGATCGGCTATCGGATCTGATCAAGCTCTGGCATCAATTGCACGGTTGCACGCTGAAGGACGAGAAGACCCGCTTGGCTAGAACCCTGGCGATCGCAGAGCGGCTTGGCGATCCTCTGGCCTCTGAGTTCGATGCGTTGGCTTGGGCGCGTTACCGGCAGCAGCGTTTGAGGGTCGCCTCGCCGCATACGGTTAACCATGAGCAGCGCTACCTGTCGGCGGTGTTTTCGGAGCTGTTACGGCTTGGCGCATGGGTAGGTAAAAATCCCCTCGGCAGCATCCGTCAGATCAAGACAGACCAAGTAGAGCTGACATTTCTCTCCTTACCGCAGATCCGCCAGTTACTCGAAGAGTGCAAACGATCCACCAACAACCACACGTACCCCGTTGCGCTGCTTTGCTTGGCTACCGGTGCTCGTTGGGATGAGGCTGAAACGCTCGCTCGATCTGCGATCTACGGAGGCAAGGCGCACTTTCACCGGACCAAAAACCGCCAGTCCAGATCGGTGCCGATACCGAAGGACGTTGAAGAACTGGCATTGAAGCTGGGCATGCCAGGAAACGGCCGGCTGTTCATGCCGTGTCGCTCTGCATTCCGGGGTGCCTACAAACGATGCGGCTTCAACACACCAGGGCAAATGACCCACATCCTTCGGCACACCTTCGCCAGCCATTACATGATGGCCGGTGGCGACATCCTGAGTCTGCAACGAATCCTCGGGCACTCGTCAATCACGATGACCATGCGCTACGCGCATCTATCGCCTGACCATTTGGAATCAGCGCTACGGCTTTCGCCACTGGCTCAAGCAGGGCATTCGATTGGCACCTATTGA